CGTCGACAGGGCCTTCGCCGATGTCGACGCGGATGGTGAGTTTCATGTCGGGACTCCTTGGGGTTACGGCGCGGTGATGTCGCGGACGAAGGTACCACCGACGAAGGTGACCTCGACTTCGGAGAGCTCACCCACGGTGGCCGAGATCGGGGTGAACGATGCGAGGAACGCGTTGGTGATCGTGTATTCCGGGTTGGAGGCCGATTCGGTGGTGCCCGAGGGCGAGAGGACGAGGGTGGTGTTCCCGGCTCCGACCGCCGCGTAGAGGGTGGCTTCGATCTCGCCGGCGCCGTAGCTGTTGAACAGCGTGAGGGTCACTTCGACGGACTGGAGGCCTTGGGTGAACTTGTGGCCGGTGTCGCCGAACGCGGTCGTCTCGAGCTGGTCGTAGCCGACGGTGAGGGTCGCCGCCTTACACTGGTCGGACACGTCGACGGCGCCGATGAGGACGGTGGGGTTGGACAGGTAGGTCGTGGTTGCCATGTGGGGCTCCTTAGTTGCGCCGTGAGGCGATTCTCACGGTCAGATCGTAGGCCGGTAAGTCTTGGCCGCCGATGGTGACGACGGACGGACGGCCGGAGGTGATGGGTAGCGTCGAGTTCATTAGCGTGTCCACTTGTGTGAGCAGGTAGTCGACGGCGTCTTGGTTGGCGGGAGGTGCGGCCACGATGCTGATCGTGAACGTGATGTCGCCGACGTTGTAGGTGAAGGTCTCAAAGGTCGGCGGGCTGATGAGCACCGACATGGGGCGGATGTTTCGGGGGTCGGTGACGGCGGTGTAGCCGAGGCCGGTGATGGTGGAGACGAGGGCGTTCTGAGCCTCGATGAAGATGCCGGATGCCACTTCATGCCACCTGAGCCCTGTTGATGCCTAGGAGGCGCATGATCTCGCCGTGCGAGAGACTGGGGATCGCGTTGCCCATCTGGTCAAAGGATGCGAACGAGTCCACAGCTCCACGCTGACGGTACAGAGAAGCGGCATACATGGTCGTCCCGAGGGTGACGGCGCCGGATGGGCTTGAGCTCAGGCTGTCGGTGTAGCCGGCCGCCTGTCGGCGTCGGTATGCCCATGCGTTGGCCGCGGAGACACAGGTGGCGATGAATGCCGTGTCGTTGGCGGTGGCCGTGGCGATGCCGAGCCACTCGGTCACGTTGCTCGAGGTGATCCAAGTACATGTCTGGGTCCACGTGATCGTCCCGAACGGATCCGCAACATCGCGGGTCACCTCGTCGCCGGTGTCGGCGTACAGGTACTGGTTCAGGATGATTTCGTTGAAGTCGAACGTGTAGTCGCCTTCGTCGTCAACACCTGTGAACAGGTAGGTCGGTACGTCGAGGACGGTAAACGTGCCGTCCATGCCGTTGCCGAGGCCGGCGACGGTGATTGAGTCGCCGACGGAGATCGGGGTGTTGTCGAGAGTCTGGATCACGACGACGTCGTCGATCCTCATCCGATGCGTTATTGAGAACGTCGCCATGATCCAGACTCCGGAGGCAGATCAGGCCTGCGGGATCTTCATGAACTTGTTGGCGTCAATCATCAGGGTCGCGAAGTAGCCGCGGAACTTGATGTAACGCGAGAGGGATCCGTCTGCGGCTTCGACAGAGATGGCGCCCTTCTGCTGTTCAAAGATCTCGAAGCCGTCGGGGTGGCCGACGATCGCGGTCTTGGCGGCGAAGTTGCGGTCCACGACGACCTGAAGGCCGAACGCGACGCCGGATGCCGAGCCGGGCTGAAGGTTGCCAAAGGCGTTCATCGGGCCGACTTGGGGGAACAGCGGTCGGTCCTGACCATCGACGAGCTGGCCGAGCTGTGCGAACACATCGCCGGAAACGAACAGGTGCGTCGGGAGCCAGCCGTTCGCGCTGGAGAGGATGGTGTTCGCGCAGGCGTACACCTTGGCGATCCAGTCGGCCGGGTCGGTCGGTGCGACGTTGCCGGTGGCCTGCGAGGTGCCGGAGCGCAGGTTGTCGGCGGCGACGTTGTCGGTTTCGTTGGCGTAGATGCGCGCCATGTCGTCGATCAAGAGGCCGAGCACTGCCGGGTCGGTCCAGTCCTGGTCCTCTTCGGACAGTCGGACGTAGCCGCCGTAGACGCCCTTGGTGACTTGGTTGTCGGTGACAACGAAGGTGCCCTGATCGAGGGCGACGTTCTCACCGTTGCTGGGTCCGATGGTGGTGTGGGTGG